GATGGCAGGAGACGTACACCACCCGCCGCGCCCCCAGCGCCGCGATCTGCGGCATGATTTCCAAGGCCCCCGACTGTAAGGGGACACATAGCTTGATTCTGAACGGACACATAGCTTGATTCTGAACGGACACATAGAATGATTCTCACAGACACCACCGCGCCGGTCAGTGACGGAACGCGACGGGACCACGGTCGGTGCTAAACCTCTAACTCCAGACTATCCAGGGCGGGAGCCTCCCCGTCCAACCGTCCATCAAGCATAAAGTAGCGCGTACCCAAAACGCCCGCGCCTTTCACTCGCGCCGTACTGCCTCCAGGATATTCCATCGTACACTCGCCAAAATCGGCGGCGATGCAGATTCCCACGGTGCGCAGTGAACGCCCGGTTAGATCGGAAAACCGCTTGAACAGATTTTTCATGATTCGACCTCCCGCCGTTCCAAACCAATCGACTGAATCACCTGCAGGCCACTACTCCATTGCGCGCTGATTCGCACCGAGCGGCTGACGCCCTTGATCCCGGCGATGCTCACGATCAACCCCGGAGGAACCAATCCGGTTTCGTTGTTGAAGAGGGTTTCTGCGTCGATAGCGAACCCGGTGCCGGAATCGCTGAGAGCATTCAATCCCCGCTGCCGCGCCGCCACACCCTCTTCGTCGCATAGTAGTTCATGCACAACAGGATCGGTCGGCTGTAACGTGCCATCGGTGCCGGCGATCCTCACAAACCCCAAAACGCCATGCGACGTACCCGAAACATAGACCCCGTTAATCGGCGGCGTATAGACCGGCGAGCGGGAAAGTTGCAGGATGGCGGATTCGGGAATCAGCACCTCAATCAGGGCGTCGTCCAACAGCCAACTGGGCGTAGGCCAACGCTTTTGCAGGGTGATGACCTGATCGGTCGGATGGGTATACAGGAGATCATCGGTCGCCTGAGCCAGCCGGATCAGTTGCCCCATCGGGGTGTTCGAACCTTGCCAGCGATCCATCGGCACCAGCCAGTTTTCGCCCTGCCAATCCAGCGTCCAGCCGCTGTTGTCCAGCGCTTCCTCGCCCAGCTGCTGCATTTCGCGGGCGCTGGTGTTGCGATACGACACCGGAGCGCTGTACGGGTCCTGCAACCAGGCCGACCGCGAGCGGCCCCGGATCGTCACCTGGTCGCTGTTAAACGCCCGCTGTTGGTTCGGTACGTCCAGCAGGAACGCCCACGATTGGCCGTTGATCGTCGCCTGGACTTCACAGGCCAGCGGGTTCGGTTGCACCAGCGCCCAGGCGTCGGGGCCAGCCAAGGTCGCTGACAGCGCCCAGCACCAACTGTCGGCGTCGGTTTCGAGGGTCATACGGGTGCAGGGCAGCGGCGTTAAATCCGGCCAGCGCACCAGCGAGGCACTATTGATGCTCATATAGGTTCTTCTTTCAGCAATCGACCAGCGGGCTTCCGGGACGATGGCCGCGCCGAGGTTGAGGATCAGACGAGAGGGGAGGGGTTGCCAGAGGCGCACCAATACCCGCTCCCAGGCGGGGGCGGCATCTTTAGGGAGATTACGGTTTTCGTCGGGATAGCCGGCGCGATTCCAGGGCGACCGCAGCAGGACGCGCAACGGCAGCGCATCACGAATGAGGTGGCGTTGACTGTGAATCGCCGGCGCGGCCACTTGCCAAGGATCACGAACGAGTGGCGTCAGTCGAGGAGCCACCCGCCATAACGCACTCTCGGCCTGACGCACGCCGTCAGCCGGGTTCCAGGCGGCATGGGAAGAGGATCGAACGGCATCGGCGACTTGCCACAGCGGCGTCACCGTCGCCGCCAGCGAAGGGCTTTCTTGCCAGCGTGGCTGCGTGGCTTGCGTTTGCAAAGTCGCCACCTGCCAGCGCCCGGACGATCCAGCAAACTCGCCCTGACTGTCCTGCCAGGTCGCGGTTTTCGCGGTGGGGATGAAGACCGCTGACTGCCACCGCGCCGTCGCTCCCTGACCGTGCGCCGGTTCCGCTTGCCAGCGCGAGGCGCTATGTCGGTGAATTTCAGACAGCAGGTTCGGATCATAATCCGCCGTGATGGCGACGGTGTTCGTGCCACGAGCCGCAATGGCCGCTCGAAGAATGCGATAAGCCGTAATGGCAACGGTGGGCGGCGGGAGTTGGGCGGCAATAATGACGCCGCACACTCGAGAAGCCGTGATGGCGACGGTGGGCGGCGGGAGTTGCGCCGTGATCGACGCCAGGAACGTCGTCTCGCCGCCGTCCCCGCCCAGATTCAGGGTAACGCTGCTCCCTGACGGCGGCGTGTAGTCGCCGACCAGATTCAGCGTCACGGCCACGGAATTACTCCGTCAGGGTAAAACTGGACACCAGCAGGTATCCGCCCGCCGTCAGCGAGACATCATCAATTTCAATCGCCGCGCCAGAACCGATAGCGCCCACGTCCAGATCGCCAATCACCGTATCGAACTCGTCATACGCGCGAACGAACGCCGCGTCGCCGGAGGCGGCGACCATCACGGCATCGAGAGGCGAGGATGTCCAGACGCCATCCGTCGCCGATCCTGCCGGGTCATCCAGCGGAACACTGACCAACAAGGTCTGTGTAGAGATCGCTTCGTCAGCATCGTCGGGAACCGGCGCGGTATAAAAATCGAGTTTCCCCCCATCGAACCAGGGGCCTTCCAGTTCGGCAATCGTCTGTTTGCGGGCCGTGGCCCGGCGAAGCGTATCCGTCATTAGCGCGGCTCCGGGGTGATGAAATCGACAATGGCCGCATTGCGGAGCGGTTCGTTGTGATCCATAGCGACAGCGATATACAGGCGATTCGCTAATCCAGTGACGGTGAAGGCGCCATTCGTCGCGCTCCAGCATTCCCGCGCCAGGCGCCCTGTCAATCGATCATAAATACGCACCTGATAAGAACCAGCGACATCCACCTCAGTGGTTATGCCGGCGATTTGATGAAGGCCGCTGAAAGGCCTATTGACCACGGGCCTAAAAACAAGATCAGTCATCGCCACGGCCCCGTAATATCCAACAGTTGCCAGGCCACGCTGGTGAAATAGCGCATCGGTACGGGCGCCAACGTTCGCTCTAATCCCCCGTGTTCCAAAGGACTGGTAATGCTGGTAGGGCCATGCAATGACGTCATCCATCCGGGCATTTTTCCACGATAGACCGGGGGCGTCGTTTGGTCCCAGCCCTCGACCGGGTAAACTATTTCTTGACTGCCCACGACTGCCGTACCGCCGCCGATCCCGATTGCGGACGATGTGGCATCAGTATTATTCATCGCATGGGCGACCCGCATCAGCGAAACGCCAGCAGATCCCGCTTTGCTTTTCGCAATGCGTGCGCCATACAGAGTGCTGGCAGGGGCGCTCAGATGGCGATACCCGGAAATGAGCGAATAATTGCCCGTTGTCCCGGCTGGACTGGAGGTTTTGTCCGTGTTTCCTGCCAGCCCCCAGGCATACTGATCGTCTACATCGTACCGTTCGGTTAACTCCCCAAAAAACAACGCAGACCACGGGGTGTTACTGTCGTTGTAGCCCGCCAGATAAACCGCGCGCTGATCGGCGATGAGCGTCCAATTCGCATAGGACTCCGAGCGAAACATAAACAGCCCTGACGCCAGTGTTGATACCGTACCGTCCAATGCCTGGCCTTCCTGCAAAGACAGTGCGGCCGAGTATTGACTGTTATTCACTTCATTATCTGCGACATACAGCATCAGGCGGGAACGGCTCTGGTCGAGCGTCCAATACCGTTTTATCAGGTTGGAGCCAGGACTGTACGACTCCCAGCCCGCTGGCGCGCGTTTCGCGGTGATCGTCCCGGTGGCGGTCTGGTCGGTGATGCCGCTGGTGGCGAAGGTGAACTGCGTACTGCTCGTCACCGTGACCCGCCATTCGCCATTCAATCCGCTGGGCGTCGCTCCGGCGATCAGAATCACCGGCCCGGTGGCGCCGATCATGGCGAAGTTATGGCCGGCGCTGACCGTTGCCGTGGCGACGTTGCTGCTGACGACCAGACTGTCCAGGGTCACCTCGCCAAACCCGTCGACCAGACAACCGTCCAGGACGGCCAGAATAGTTCCATGGGTCGTACTGAGGGTAGCGGGCGCGCCACTCATGGCGCTGGTGAAATATTTAACCGTGGCATCTGACATGCTTAGGCGTCCACGTTTCCGATGAAGAGGAGTTGTACGGTGTCATCCTGTCCGGTGGGGCTGGAGGGTTGCACCGCGCGAATCACATCGACCGGCGTATTGGCGCTGATCACATTGAAGCGCAGGCAGTTGCCGGTTGACCATCCCGCCCCCCAGCCGCGATAGTCAATGGTGAAATACGGCAGTCCGGTGAGCGGGTTGACCGGGGCAAAATTCCCGCTGGTGTCCCCCGTCCCGATGATGCCCAGGTTCTCGCCAATGCCCTGAAACGTGGAACTGCTGGTGAATTTGATGAGGATCCGATCCTTGTAAGCGCCCGCGTTCGTCACCTGAATCGGGTACGCCAGATCGTTGTATTGCGCCAGTGGCTCAGAGCCGATCAGCGCATCGCTCCACACCGAGGTCCAGGTGCTTTGTGCAAACAAGTTCGTATAGCGGGCCTGCAACGTTCCGGTATACAGCACGCTGGAGATCAGCGACGTATTCGCCGGGAAGGTATGCGACAGGGCTTTGGTCAGGGCGATTTGGCCGGAGAGGTCGGCGTCGAGAATCACGCTCAGGTCGCCAATGGTGTGGTGCAACACATAGGGCGACGGGTAGCCGGTCAGGTTCAAATCCGCCACCATCGTGACTACGCCGTTTTCCCGATCCACCGTGTAGAAACTGGAGGGGAGTTGCGCGCCGTTGTCATCGAAAATCGCTACTCGATAGAGGCGTTCCCGACCGCAATCAATCTCCAGCGTGGGACTGAGATCGGCGAGGTTGATCGTATCGGTATGATGCACCAGGGCCAGTTGCCCATCACGCAGAATGGGGACGCGGCCATCGGAGGGCATCCGCACCGGGTCCAGGCCGATGATGCTGGAATCCAGCGGCAGGTTGGCGTAGGAGACGGCGTTGTAGAGTAGGGTATCCAGCAGGACCGGCTTGGGATAGAGAATATCGCCATCGTCATTGATCAGGTCGGCGTCGTACCAGGGTTGCCCGGTCTGTCCCGTTGCGTCCACCCATTCACCGAAATACACCATCACCGTCCCGGTCTGGTAATCCAGGCGGCCATAGGCGCGCACATTGCCGAGGTCGGGAGACACCACCACCCCGGAAATCACCCCCTGAGCATCGGCGCTGGCCTCCAGGACGGATTCCGCCGAATCGTTGACGCTCACGCGGAACGAGAAGCTGTTGGTGGCGACCGGCGCCGACGCGACGCGGAACCAGGCCAAGGTCGCCGGAGCATACGCCAGCCGCTCAACGCGCGATTGAATGACCAGCGTCTTCCCTGACCCATCCGGCCAGTCCGTCAGGTTCATCTGGCCGGTTTGCAGGTCAATCGTCCCTGCCGCGGTTCCCGAGCCGGTGACCGGATCAAAGCCATAATACAGATTGCCGAGCAGATCGTAGTAGGTCCGCCCGCCCAGAGTGAAGCGCAGTGCGCTGCTGACCAGGCTGGCGCCGTTCGTGGATTTCAGCGCCATGGTCAGCGTGGTGACGGTCAAATCTTCGGAAAACGCCTCGTCGGTCGCGCCGGTGCGATACCCTACAAAGACTGAGCCGAACAGGACGCCGCCCGTCAGATTGCTGGCCGCTTGCCAGCGTCCCGGATTGAGCGCGGGAATCCAGACCGACGTCCAGGCGCTATCTACATACGTCCAGCCGCTAGCCCCCGACCAGGTGGTTCCATTTATCGCCACATAGTCAGCAATCGTTCCCGAGATATCCAGGGTGAAGGTGCCCGCACTGTAGTTGATGGCCCCGGCGATGCCATTGAGCCAGCCGCCCGCGCCGTCATCTTGCGCCAACACGGATTGCTGGAAAGTTTGACCGGTCCCCGAGGTTCCCCGGCGGATAAAGCTTACCTGGACGGACCCGGCAGTGACGCTGGTGTTTTCCAGGGTCACCGTGATGACGCCATTCACCGGCGTGGGAGTATAGGTCTCGGTATAGGTCGCTGCCGACAAGTAGCGGTCGCCGGACAACACCACGGTGCTGTCCACATCCGGCAAGGTATTCAGCGCCAAGACGATATCGCCGGTGACGTAGTTGATCGTGGCGCTGCCCCCGGCCCCGGTGAACGTGCCATCGCCCTGATCGGTTAAGACCACCGCGCCATAGGTCAGAGTGAGGGAGTTGGCAACGAGGAAGGTGGTGGTGGCGAACAACTGCACGGTCGCCGACAGCGTTTCCGGCGTGGTCAGCGCATCCGTTCCGCTGGCCCACTGGAAAATGATATTGCTGTAGACATCCGGCAAGGCGCCCAGGGTCAGACTGACGCTGCCGGTGCTGAAATTGATGGTGCCGGTCCCGTAGCTGTCGCTCGCGCCGCGCAACACGCCCGCGCCGGCATCGCTCAGCCGATACCAGTTGCCCTGGCTGAGATAATCCACCACCAGGGTCCCGCGCTGCGGCGCCGGTTGCAGGTTGACCACATAGACGCGATACCGCGTGCTTTCCTCGACCGGCAACCCGGCGCTGCTGGTGGGCCGCACCAACGACGCAGCGGGCTGGAAGGTGACGGTTTTCGTCCCGAGGTAGGTCGGCGAACTGCTGGTAAACGTGATGCGTCCGGTCGAGTAGTTGATCGTGGCGACGGCAGTACTCCCCGACAGCACATCGCCGCCGTCATCGACCAGCGTTCCCCCGGAAATGGCGATGGACAGGGAGCCGGGAACCACCGCACGACCCACGGAAAAGGCGAAGTTCGGGCTGAACGCATCGGCGATAGAGAACGACAGGGTATTCTCGGAACCGGGATACACGAGCGTGCGATCCGAGGCCGCGTTGTAATCCAGGTACGGGGTCTCGGTTTGCGCGACGGGCACAATGCGTTCATAAATCCCATCGGCGTAGACCGTCAGATCGCCCTGCGTCGCCTCCGCCACGAGTGGGCGGGCGCCGAAATAGCGCACTGCATCCGCCACCACCACGCCATAGATCGAAGCCAGAGTCGCGATGCCGTCGTCCTGCTGAACGTCCGCGCCGTGATAGGTGTTCCGTAAATCCTCGCTCAGTTCCACCACCATGACCCGGCGCTGATAGGTAATCACGCTGCTCCCTTCGGTTCGCGTGAAGGTCTGGACGCTGTTGGCGACGACGCGCGCGATGCGCACATACTGCGAATAGGATTCCGTGGTCTGATTGGTGTTGGTGAATTCGACCAGCACCAGGGTGGTATTGACGGCAGGCGGCTCATCTTCCACGCGGCCAAACAGGGACAGCACCCGTGAGCCGATCATTTGTGTCCCGTACAGCCAGGCCGCATACCGCGGGCCACGCACCAGGTAGGATTCGATGTAGTCCTGGATCGCCGCGCGCTCATCGAAATAGCTGCCGGTGGTGGTCAGTATCACGGAGACGCTGCTGTTGGTGGGTCGCGCGGCCAGCACCACGCCCGCGTCCAAAAATTTATCGGTATCGGCGCTGGTCACTGCGGCATAGAGTTTGCGCAGACTGACATCGCCCGCCGCAAAGTCCACATCGGACAGGTCATCGAAAATCTGATTGGAGGCGCCGGAGACGATCTCGGTGGCGGTCATTTGCCCGCCGCCGTCCTCAAAGTCCGTCATCCGTTCGGATTGAAAAAATTTCAGGGTGTCAACGGTAATCGCCATCAGAGCAGTCCTCGGCGTTGCGCGGTTTCCAGCGCGTCCAGTAGTTGTTCAGGGGTCAGCCCCGAGTCGGGGGTCGGGGCGGCAGCCGGAGCCGGCGCCGGGGTGGAGGCGCTGGGGCGCGCGGGCAGGGTCAGTTGCGACAAGGCTTTGAGCTTCTCCAGGACGGCCATTACAGCACTCCGTTCAGGTTGTTAAACGCCTGGTTGAGTTGATTCGCCTGGCTGGACAGCGGGGCTAGGTTGACGGCGGAGACCGCAGACAGGGCGCGTCCCGCGCGCTCGGCTTCATCAGCCAGTTGGCGGACTTTCGCCGTGGCTTCCGCCGTTTGATCGGCTTTTTCTTCATCCGCCAGTTGCTGGAGTTTCAGCCGGTGCAGGGCTTCGGCTTGCGCCCTCGCGGCCTCATATTCCTCATCCGCAAAAGTGCCGGCGCGTTCATGCAACTCGTCCAGTTTCGCCAAGCTGTCCTGATAATCCAGTTCCAGCAGGGTTCTTTGATCGCCCTGGATTTGCAGGATTTCGCGGCGGAAATCTTCGGCCATGCCGGCCATGGATTCGGCCAGCCCTTCCGCCTCTTCCCGCGCCTGCTGGAGCGCGCCGCGCAGATTCTCCGAAGCCGCGCGGGCGGCGTCGTTCAGATAGGACTCGCTCTCGTCCAGAACGCGCGCCATCCCCTCCACCTGGATCGCGGCCTGGACGGCGCCCCCGGCGATACTGCCCAGTCCTTCATCCGCCAGGCGTTGCGCCGTCGTATTGGCCTGATCAATGGCCCGTTGAATGTCGTCGATGAGGTCATTGAATCTGGAAATATTGCCCGTACCAAAGGCCGTCGCCTGGAGTTCGCCGAACTTCGCCCAGGCGACGTTCATGTTCTTGACCTGCTCCGTGGTCTTTTCGGCGGCGTCGCCCGCGTCTTTCGTCGCTTTGGCGGCTTGCCGTTGCGCCTCCGCCGCCTCTTCGGCGCTGCCCGCCTCATCCTGTTTCGCCCCGTTCAGGAGGCGGACTTTATCGGCCAGCAGTTGCAGCGCTTCGGCGCTCTTGCCCGCCGCCTCCGCTTCCGCCAGTTGGGTTTTGGCGGCCAGCAGCGCCAGTTGAATCTGCTTTTCCGTTTCCGCGTTCTTTTCCTGGATCGCGTTCAACTGCTCCAGCTTGGCAATCGCCAGCGCCGCCTCGGCTTGCTGTTCCGCCCATTTGGCTTGCGCCACTTGCGCCGCGCCTTCCGCTTCCTGGATCGCCAGCTCGCGGGTCAGCCGCTGCACCTCGACGGTATCGCCCTTGGCTTTCGCCAGTTCGATTTCCGCGCGGATTCCAGCGGTTTGGGCGTCCGCCAGTTTTTCTACGGCAGTGGCATACCGGCCGGATTCTTCCGCCGCCTTTTTGAGTTCTTCAATCTGCTGCTGTTTGGTCTTGATCCCGGCCGTCACCGCTGCGCTTTCGGTGTCAACTTCCCGAATCGCCCGCTGCATCGCCAGGGTGTAATCCGAACTGGCCTGCGTCAGCCCTTCGGTTTCCGCCTTGAGCGCGGCCTGGGCGGCCTGATGGGCGCGGGTGGCTTCCTCATAGCGGTAGGCGCTGCCGGCGCCGTTGTCCATCGCCTGCCCGGCGAGCAGGTAATCGGCCTCGGCGTCGCTGGCCGCCTGGGCGGCTTGTTCCTGGCTAATCTTGGCGCGGTCCAGGGCGGCTTTGTAATCGTCGAGGGTGCGGACCAGAGGTTCCAGGGTGGCCGCGTTCGGCGGGACTTCCGCGGCCGCCTTGAGGCTATCAACGGCCGTTTTGGCGGTCTCGGCTTTCGTGGTCAGTTGATCGAACGCCGCGCTCATTTCGGCAGCGTCGGTCGCCACACTGTTCATCAATTCGCTGGCCGTCGCCTGCATGTCCAGGGCTTTTTGCCGCAGTTCGTTGGCGCGCTCGACACTGCCCAGACCGATCTTGCTGGCGGCCTCTTCGATGTTGGCGAGGGTCGCGATGATGGACGCGACGATCTCCACCATGGCGGCGCCGACCGTCTTGAATCCGGCGCTGACCGCATTCCAGCCGATGATCACCACCGAGGCGGCTTTCGATCCCGCGTCGGACAGGCCGCCGAAATGGGCTTTCGCCTGAGCGGCGAAACTCGCGACGGCGTTCAGCGTGCCCTGGAAATCAAACGAGCGGATGAAGTCGCCAATCGCTTTCGCCGCCGATTCGCCAAATTCCTTAATGGTGTCCTGAACGGCTTTGAACTTGTCGCTGCTCAATCCCTCCTGGAACGCGCCCGCCAGTTCCCGCACCTGTTTCGTGATCGGTTCCAACAGCGGATCGAGCAGGGCGCTTTTCAGGCTCTCCCAGGCGCTACTGAGCGTATCCAGCGCGCTTTTGAGATTCCCGCCGGTCTGCTCGGCGGTCGCCAGCGCCGCGCCTTCGGCATTTTTCAGTTGCGTAATGTACTCGGTGAGTCCGCCTTGCCCTTCGCTGATCAGCGCCCGCAACCCCGGCCCGGCCTCCTGTCCAAACGCCAGAATCGCCCCGGAGGCGGCGGCCCCTCTCGCTTGCAAGGCGGCCATCACGGTCCCCAGGTCGCGGCTGGTAATGCCCAGGGCGTCCAGTTCCTGGCTGGCCTTGCTGGCGGGGTCGAGGAGCGCGGTCAGGATCGCCCGCAACGCCGTGCCCGCTTCACTGCCCTTGATGCCGTTTTTATGCAGCAAATCGAGGGCGGCGACCGTATATTCCAGGTCCATCCCGGCCGCGCGCGCAGTGCCGCCAGCCATGCTCAACGCCTCGGCCAACTGGCTGGCGCTGCTCGTGGTAATGTCCGCGCCCTTGGATAACACATCGGCCATGCGCCCGGCTTCCTCAAAGCCCAGGCCCATGATGGACAGGGAATCGATCAGCTTGGTCGCCGCGGCGTCGGCGCTGATTTGTTCGCTGGACGCCAGCGCCAAGACCTGCGGCAAAGTGGCAATGGCTTCTTTCGCCGAGAGTCCCGCCGCCGCCAGCGATTCCATGCCTTGCGCGGCTTCTGTCCCGCTGATTCCGAACTGCGCGCCCAGTTGCTGCGCGGCCTGCTGGAGGGCCTCTATCTCGCTGGCGGTGTACCCGCCCTTGGCGGCGACGCGATCCAGTTGCGCTTCAAAGTCGATGGCGGAATCCAGCCCGCCGCCAAAAATTCCGGTAAACGCCTCGCGGATTTTCCCGGCGACGACTTTGGTGTTGTCGTCGAGGTATTTGAAGACCTTGCCGAACGCCGCAGAGGCTTCGTCCTTCGCGGTGATCAGCAGTTGCAGGACGAGGTTACTATTATTGGGGGCGGCCATGGATTACACCGTCTGCAAGCGCAGGGCGCGGATCAGATACCAGCGGTCGCCGGTCGGGTTCGCTGGCCCCAACGAGCGGTAGATCGGCAGGGGATCGGCCTCCAGCGGGGGTTCGCGGGCCATGACGGTGAACGTGCGGTTGTCGTGCAGCGTCAGCGTCCAGGTCGCGCCCAGGACGTTCAACGCGGTTTGCAGGGTCAGCAGGTTCGTGCGGGAGATGCCGCCGGTATGGGCGTTGCCATCGCTTTGGCCGACGAGGGTGATGGGCCGGCCCGCTTGCCGGGTGGCAGTCTGGACAATGAGCGCGCCGGTCAGGCTGAATTCCGTGTTTTGCGCCACCGGCGACCAGGTAAATTCATCCTCCCAGACCAGGGTCTCCGGCAGGGCGATGATGCCCAAAGTAATCGTCATGTGCTCTCCAACCCCCCCCTATGAAATAGGGGGGGTAGGGGGGGTCATCAAGCCGCGAGGTCGAGATACTCATAGGTCCACGGCGAGGTTTCGCCGGTGGGGGTGAGCAGGTCGCCGGCAAAGCTGCCCTTGACATAGCCGCCGGCCACCGGGTCAAACGCCGCGCTGGCGGCCAGGCTGGCCTTGTGGATTTGCAGCCGGACCCGTTTCTGGCTCACCTTCTCGGTGCCGGTCCCGATCAGCTTGAGATAGGCCGACTTGGCCTGCCCGCCCTTGTAGGTTTCGCCAGTGCGCGCGGCCTTCTTGTAGGTCACTACCTTGGCGCCGACCGCATCGGCATGGGTGGCCTTGATCAGGCCGTTGATGTAGTCCACCTCGTACTTGGTGCTGGCGATTTCCACGTCGGGGGTGCCATCCGTCTCCAGCACAAACGGCGTTAGTACGCTGTTGGGGGAAATGTACTTGTTCGCCAGCGGCACCCACACCCCCAGGGCCAGCGTTACAGCTTCATCCTCGACATCGCCGGAACTCTGGCTGAGTTCGGTAATGTCCGCGCCCAGCATCAGGCCCATCAGGTACGGCGGCATGTAGTCGACCTCGGCGCTGAGGCTGGCCGATTCGGTCGGCTTGGCGACGGAGGCGAGCACCTGGCCGTAAGTGCTTTCCATGTTGGACAGCAACTGCTCGAACTCCTGCACCTGGCTTTGGATTTCCAGCTTGGTGAGGTTGACCGGATCATAGAACGAGGTCGGGGCGACATCGCCGCTCCAGACGCCGAATTTGAATTCACAGCGCAGATAGGTGGCGCGCGAGGCAACAGCAAGGGTCATGAGGGCTTACTCCACAGTCAAATGTTCAGGGGCCTGAATCCACACATCGGCCTGCCACAGGGTTTCCAGCGCGGCGACGGTGGGGTTGTCGGGATCGGCGGCGACGGCGGACGGCAACCCGACCAGTTCCAGCGCCAGGTGAGCGGGGTCCCAGCCGGCCAGGGCGTGCAACACCGCTTGCGTCCAGACGCCGGCCTTTTCCCACAGGGCCGGGTTGTCCGCCGAGTCGCTCAGCCAGCGTACGATCACCACCACGCCCCAGCGTTGCGGGATGCGGGCATGGGTGCGGCGCACCGCCGTTTCCGGGGCGGCAGCGCCGCGATACAGCACATAGATACCATCCTGGCCGCTGCGCAAGCTGTCCAGCGCCGCCAGCGGCAGGCTCAGCGCCACTTGCACCCGCGCCTCAGGGAGGTGGGTGGATAAATGCGCGGCGATGCGTTCGCCGGGGGTCAGGTAATGCTCCGTCATGCCTTGCTGTACTCCCCTTCGGAACCGAGGCTGTCGATTTCGTAATGCACATCGAATTGCAGAAACGCCACATCCTGCGGATAGGTATCGGCAGCGTCCGCCGGGTTGCGGAACA